GCATCCTTTAGGCATTTAAAGTGGATTGCTTTTTCTGTACGTTCTGGGAATGGCAGTTCAATATCATACAAGACATGAGGAACTGCATTTTCTAAGTTTGCGTTTAAGGATTTCATATTTTATCATTTTAACATTACATGGTCAAAATATAAGATGTCTTCTAAAGGAACAAGCACAAATTCAGATAAGCCATCATCTCCACCTCTTTTTATTTTTCCATCAATGTGATACCTTTTTACTAAAGATTTTAACTCACCTGTCCGAATCATTAAAATGTGGCTGTGATTGCATAGAACGAATGCCCACCAATCAGCCTGAGTGGTACTGATGCCTGACCATTTACCTCTGCATTTATATTCAATTGCAAGGTTTCCTGTGCTATGTGCCAATCTATCTGTTTTAACTTCTACTTTATAGCCTCCAGATAAAAGGCTGTGTACTAATTTTTCGCCATCATGACCATAGCGAAGGTCAATATCAAAATTCTTTTCTGTATGTCCGACTAACATTTTTAAAGTTTTTTAATAGGTTCAAGGGTAAAGAACCCCTCCCGAAGGAGAGGTTCTATAAGGCTTCAGAAGGGCAAGGATTCCTCATTTACTGATTCATCTACCTTTGCTGCTGATTTCTTTACATTGCCAAGGATAACACCTTTAACACCTGCTTCCCTTTCCTCTTTAGTTGTAGCCTCTACGATGAAACCATTGTTTCCGTATTGGTCCATCTCATCATTGAGGAACAAGGTCGCATTCAGATAATTACCTTTCTTTCCTTTGTAAAGTTTGCTTTGGGTTACTTTGTCAAGATTGATGCTAATGCTTACGATTTGTTTTGCCATTTTGTTTTATTTTGATAATTGAACTTTAAACGTACTTGTCGCAGATTTAACAGGTAGTTCACCTCGCCTCCATTTCTTTTCTTCTTCCTCTATTTCCTTCTGCCTTTCCTTTGCTACTTGAATTGTACTTTCAAGGATTGACCATTCTTCAATATGACTGTAGTCATATTTAACAGAAGTCATTTCTGATATGGTTGCTCCATAGACATCAGCCTTTTGTTTTGGGTGCTTATAGAGTTCATCCATGACACTATCTTGTATCTTCTCTTTTACAAGTTTACAAAGTTGCTCCATAGCATTCATGCGAATGGCTACATCAAGGCTATTGAGATTTCCATCAGTAACCTGCTGTGCAATAGAAAATGCCATTAGGTCCAATCCAAACTTGGTAGGGGCAATTTCCCCTACCTTTATTTCAGTTAGTGATTTATTTTCCATTGTTAATTTCGTTTTTTCGGTTAGTGAATGCTTCCTTAACAAAGGCATTGTGTTCTACCTTGCTCGTATTGGCAAAGTACAATTCCTTGATGTCATCTAAAGTTTGGGTTTTAGATAAGGCTATCAACAAAGTTCCTAAGGTTGGACATTCCTTTGATTCTATCTGTGGCAGTTCCTCAGGCTCTTGGACCAATGCAATAGAAGCAGGTTCAGCATTTGGGATAGTTTCTGCTTCGGATTCATCCAGAACACCCAATCCTAATAGGTCAAGGGTTGCTCTTCTTTTTGCTTTTGTTTCTGCCTTCATGATGGCATTGGCATAAGCCTCACCTTTCAAGCCTGTGATATTTACTGCTCCGATTGATTCTGTACATCTGCCATCAGGAAGGGATGCCTTAGATGTAACCTGATAAACCCCTACCGATTCAATCAATTCTCTTGATGTTATGAGATGACTAACCGAATGCAGTTTATTTAGCTGCTGAGTGCCAGAACGGGTGCAGTACAGTACCTCTCTGCCATTCAATCTTAGAATGTCAAATGGCTTGGTAAAAGGGTCAAGACCCATCCTTTCGCAATATCCGTTATAGTAACGGACTTTATCATTTGCTGCTAATTTTGATAAATCCCCATTGAGGATTAATTGAGATACTACATTACTCTGTGTCGTAATCTCCGATGGTTTCTGATTGCTCATTTTGATTGTGTTTTTTTGTTAAGTAAAGGAATTCCTTTCGTGTTATTTTGTATGGTTTGTCTGCTCCCATCATTGAAGGAACTTGAAGGTATATCTTCCAATCTTTTTTTGGAGATAAACCATAGGTATGGACCCATCTATATCTTTGCTGTTCAACACCCTTGTAGCTTCGTTCTACATTGGCAAAGGCTTTCTGTTCGCCTTTTACCTCCAAGACCATCTCTATTCTCTCATTGCTCATTCGTGGCAGATTGAATCATACAAATCAATTTCAGCATCCATGTTGGCAACGTATTCATCAATACATTTCTGCTCTATGAGTTCATAGGCTTGAAGTTGATGCCCAGGCTTAATGTTAAAGCAATGCCAACCTGGAAAGGTTATCTGCTTAACCATTACACCAACTTCTTCTCCTGTATCATTGATGGATGCTACGACATCAATCATGATGTCATCAATTGCTAATTTCAGCCAATCGGCAGGGATTCTAACTTGTCTTTTGATGGTTTTCCTTTTCATTTTGATTGTGATTTTGTTTAATAAATTTACTGATTTTCTTGCTGATTTTCTTGAAGTGCTGCAACTATTTTTTCAATAGTTTTTGGCTTTACTTTTCCATTTTCTGCTCTAAAGATTGTGAGAAGATGAACTCCTGCTTTCTTTGCGAGTTCAGTTTGGCTGAGGTTCTTGGCTCTTCTTTCTGCTTTGATTTGTTCTGCTGTCATTTGCTTTGTTTTTATTGTTTAAAAATTAAGGTTTCCTGCGAGTGTTAAACCGATTGTCATAATTAGAAGGACAATCATTAAATATGTGAAATCTTTGTTTTTCATTTTGCTTTCTTTTGATTGTGATAAATGTGAGGTGTAGGATGCCTCTCCCCGTTTTATTAATTAAATAATGCTCTTTGAATTTTCATGTGATGATTTAGGCTTATGCTTGTTTTTCCTGTTCTCATAGAACGCATTTCCTCAAACATGATAAATTCATCACCAATGAATGATTTAAAAGTATATCTTCTTGACATACCTTTGAAAGATACTTCTACATATTCATACATATTATCTTGACCGAAAGTAACTTCCAATCCTTTCTTAATTGCTGCATTGATTAATTCTGTCTTTGTCATTTTGTTTTGTTTTGATTGTGATAAAATCTTTATCAAAAATAAACTTTTTATTTTAATTTGCTAATTTTTTTTACATTTTTTTTAAAATAATTTTAACTCTTTGATTTTCAATAAGTTAGCAAAAGAAAGGGGGAAAGTAGAAACCTTCCCCCGACATCACAATCAAAACTATGCTGACAAATTATGCCTCTATTTTACGGAATCCCTGCTTCCAGAGCAGCCTCGCCATTGCTGTGGATTCCTTTCTAACCTTTGCTTCCGACCACTCAGGATGCCTGATATGCATAAATTCATGAAGCAGATAAAGAAGATAACGATAACCTTTTAGGCTTGAATCCAATTCAATAGTGCCATCGGAATGAGCCAAACCCCATGCCTTTTCCCTGCCCAATGGTCGCTTCTTTATCTTCATCACCCATAAATAGCATTTAAGCCTCTTTTAAGGCTATTTCATCGGGTCTGTCATCCATCTGGATGTCTATCTTATTTCCTCCCCTAACCTTCGCTAAAAGCCTCCGTAAGGCTTCTACATCCAATTGCATCTTCATCAACTTATTTACAAGCCATGCCTCCTGTTGGTCCAAGTTCATTTTATCAAAAGTTTTAGGAATTTTCATATTCTTTCTCAATTAGGATTTCAAGATAATGCTTCGCTTTTTTTAAGTCCTCAAGTCCATTCTTCTTCTTATGCCTTAGGATGTATTTAATGATATTCCCCTCAATAAAAGGTATCTCATTGAAATAGATAAAATCTATTGGCTGAATAGCCATTTTTTTATAGTGGCTACCTCCCTCCTGATGGTCAAGTATTTTGCTCATAAAACACGACCTTTGAAGATTCTTTTGTTCCTTACATCAAAACTATCGCCATCAATATCAACCATTGCAAAGCCGTGATTCCATTTATTGATTGGCAAATATGCAGGATTTAATTCAGATAAACAACCTACGGAAAAAGTAGTTACTATTTCCCCATTCATGTTTGTTTCTGTATGCTCTGAGGTTTGATGATTATGCCCTTGTAAAGCACTTACCTTCCCTCTCAAGAACAACCCCCTGGCAATGTTTACAGGACTAAAAACTGACCCTCCGAACTCATGACCATGCACAATGTTCAATTGCCCTGCTTTGATAATTCTTTTATCTTTTATTATTTCTATTCCTTCTGCCCTTGATTTGATGATATTTTCAAGTTCAAATTCTTCTACCCCATGCAGTTCTCCTGCCTTCATCCACAAATAATGGAAGTATCTTTCCTCATGGTTACCCACCTTGAAATAAATTTTAGCATCAAATACCTTTTTGAGAACATCCATAAATTCTCTAAAGGCATTTAACTCATGTGCAAAGGACCGAGCCTTCGGGTCTTTAACAAACCTGCTAAGAGAAAAGAAATCCAATGTATCTCCATTCAAAAGAATAGCATCAGGCTTTTCTTTTTTGGCATAGTCAAAAGCAGAACTAAGAGCATCTATGCTATGATATGGAATGTGGATGTCTGATAATATCAAAATCCTTTTAGCTTTTAATTCAAAGGCTTCATATAGATGCTCTTCTGATTGTGGCAGATTGTATGGATTCCTTGGTCTTTCTTCTATTACCTTTCTAATTTTATTACCTCTTCCACCCTGTTTGCCTTCAATTGCCCTGAGGGTATCTCTTGCCCTTTCAGCACTACTGAAAAGCAAAGGGTTGTCATTGTACATGATTCTGGCAAGTTTCAGAGTGGGCATCTCCCACCCGTACTTATTGCGGTAATCTTCTGCGATGTTGGTTTTGCTGAACTTTGGATTGTTAGCCATATTAATGGGTTTTGAAATACAAGTTAGCCTCTGCTTCTCGCCTTCTCGTTAACCCTGCCAGGACCTTACCTGCTGCTTTGTTCCACTTTAAAAATTCATTTCTGATAGATGCATCCATCGGATTAGCATTTACCTTTTTCAGCAATGTGCTGCTCTTTAGATTCCCGATACCTACATTAAAAGAAAAAGAAACTAAAGCCGAAAACTGGTTTTCGTTAATATCCGATTTTATCAATCCTTTTACTTTAGCAGCAAATGAATCAGAAACCTTTTCAAAAAGTGAATCTGCCCTTTCTTTCGTTATTTTATCACCAATCTTGACAGGACTGCCATCTTCGTAGAAGGTAGAACCATAGCCAATGGTTTCCTTATTCGCACTACACCGATAACTTTCTAACCTCAATCCTTCAAAGGATTTAATCAAGTCAGCACCTGCCTTGTTAAGTTTCATTTCTTAAATTTTAGGAATAGATAAACTCCAATCCCACATATTAGAAGCAAAAGATAGCCGAATGTTTTATTGGCTCTCTCTTTCCAATTTAACTTTTCTTCATTAGCCTTTATCAAATCTTCTTGTAATAGTTTTATCCTTGCATTATCTACTACAACAGATTTAACAGTATCTCTGATGATAACATTCTTGTTTACATACTTTGTCTGCCATTGGGTTATGTAGGTAGTGTCATTATACACCTTTACCTCAAACTCTTTATTAATCAAAGTCAATGTATCTACCTGGATAGTAGTATCGCTTTTGCTTATTATGATAGTATCATTTGCACAATAACCTGCCTTTACTACCTCTTTAGCAACCTCATCAAACATCTCCCTATCTCTTAGGACTTTTTTAACAGGATTGCAGGAAATAAAAATCAAAGCGATAATTAAGATTCTAAGCATCATCTTTTTTCTTAAAGATTTTTTCTACCGATGTCAAACCTAAACACCCAAACGCAAGAGAGGCTACGGAATATACCAGAGCCTCACTTGGTTTAGTTTCTTTAAATGAATTGTGATACATGGTAACGCAGAGCATGACAACACATAAAAAACCGCAGAGCCTCTTCATTGAGAGCCTCCCATTTTCTTCTGTGAAGAACTGCTTCACTTTTGCTTGATTTCCTTTACCAACCGATAAAGATTGTAAGCTATGGTTGTCATTCCTGCGAAGATTGCCACATAAGCACCAACCTCATTGAGATTGATATCTGACCAAATCTTTAGTACAATAGTACCCACACACATTCCAACACTACGTTGGTCAATACCATTCCCCATGTTAGTTGCTTTCACTTTTTTCTTTGTTAATTTCTTCAGCGATTGCCTGATTGGTTTCCTGCAATTTCTTTTGCAGATACTCAATCTGAGCAAGGATGTCATAGGCTTGGCTTTTCAATTCAATTAGTGTCATAATGTTTGGTTTTTATTAAATAGATAAAATTTAATTATTCCCCATCCAAGGCAAAGGAAGGCTAACCACTTTTGGGTTTTTTTGCTCCTCTATCTGTGCGGTCAAGGATGCATCTATTGAAGCCACATCCAATCCGCTATTGAGCCATCCTTCCACCATTGTTTCGGTCAGTTGGTCATAAGGCACGAATTGGGACGGGTCGGGTGCGGATACGGATAGTACGGAGTAGGTGTCTGCGAAGTATGACTTATCGCCATCTACCTCATTTGCTTGTCTCCTCCAATGCACATTAAAAACCACATCACTTAAACCTTCGGATGTTGGGTATTCATCCATGCTGCTAATAACCCATTTGAATTGTATCATATTTATTTGTTTTTAAGCGTTTGTTAATGGTATAAAATGAATTGTGTAATTCCATGTAAGAGTTGCGAATCCATCATTTTTTATTTGTATGTTCATACCAGAAAGCGATAAAGTAACATTTGAACCATCATATATTGATGAGAAAACAGCTTCACTATTCCATGCACTTGCTGTTACTGTTCCACTTGCCGTATAAATTTGAGCACCTGCTAAAACTCCCACAAAAATATGATAAATGCCACTTGCTGCCTCTGTTGTTGGTATGCTATAAATTGTTGATGTAACTCCAGAAGCTATTGATATCGTTCCGTTAATACAAGTATTTCCTGATGATTTTACTTTACCAGTTATTTCAGTTTTCCATCCATTACTTGTCGTACCTCCCACAAGCAAGTTCCCCCCACTTGTGATACGCATTCTCTCGGTATCGTTACTCCAAAATTGTACAGAGTGATTAGATTGTGAGCCGAATACAATAGCAGATAAATTACCTTCTGCCATTGCTAAACCTCTAACACTATTGTCAGAATTTGTTAAGTATAATAAACCACCTCCTGTTGTGGTAGGTGCTGCCAAATGTAAGATGCGGTAATTTGTATAAGATTGTGGGCTGCTCGTTCCGATGCCGACATTACCACCTGTGGAAATAATCATCCTCTCAGATGAATTGGTATAAAAGCCAAAGGCATGATTTGAGAAAGTACCTGCTACTGCCGTTCCATAAGCTGTTGCCGCTCCATAATATGCTACTACACTTCCTGATTGTGCTTGGTAATATACCGAATCAGATGTTCTTGCTGATGTAACACCATAAACATTTGGAGATGTAGTCCCAATCCCCAACCTCCCACTCGCATCCAACGTCATTGCTTGGGTGAACGATATAGCGTTTCCTGCTGTGCCTGAGGGTGCGGTGAACCATTGATGTTGACCGCTATTTGCGTTTATTGCATATAACAATGCATTTGCTGAATTTTTATATATCCAACCGCTATTGTAATAAGCATTTGATGCAGAGTATAAAGCAGGTATTGTTGCACTTGGATATGATGTTATTACATTTCCACCAAGCAACTCAAAAGATGTCCAACTTGACGCACTCGGAGTAACACCCAAGCCGAGGTTGCCGCTTGGTGTCATAATAACTCTTGCAACAGTAGATGACCAATCAACTATCTCAAAATTGGCAGTTGATGAGTTTGTTCTTAATGCCCAATCTTGACCCGTACTTCCGTTTAAGAATAATCTATATGAATTGGCAACTGTTAAATCATTTGAGAACCTACCCGTTCCATTCACATCCAACAATCTTGCAGGAGATGTCGTACCAATACCAAGGCTTCCACCAGATGTGAGTCGCATTTTCTCTGTATTCGCAGTATAAAAAATTAATGGAACACTCGTTATGCTTCCTAAATTAACATCAGATGCTGTATTAAAAAATGTACCTACTCTTGTACCATTATTTAGTAAA